ACACGACGCTCTTCCGATCTATGCTTTACCCAGTTGTTGTGTATAATAATCACCTGTGCCTGTTGCAGCAGTTCCAGCACCTGACTTTCCTTTACTTAAAGCATTCACAACTTTTTTCTGTGTATCATCTGCTTTTCCTTCAGCTTTATTTAATGCTTTTTCCAAAGCATCAACTCCGCCGTTTCCAAGAATCTTCATTGCTTCAGAAACTGTGATATCACCTTTCGCAATGCCTTCTGCACAAAGTTTTGAAATTTGTTCGCCATCATATCCGGATTTAGTCAAAGCTTCTTCAAACTTAATTAGATTGTTAAGCATAGTATTAGCTTCTGATACACTTCCTGCATTTGAAATAATACCGTAAGCCATGTCTTGTGGAATATTAAGCCCAGCTGCACTTGCATTATCAACTAACTGCTGAAATGTCATCATAGATGCCACAAAATTACTTGCCGTTTGATAACTTTCTGTGCCATTCATGATTCCGCTTGTTAACTTTTCAGGAATTTGAATACCCGCTTCACCAGATTTATCTATAGCACCTTGTAATGATTGTTTTAACGAATCTCCAATTTTTGTATAGCCACCCGTTTCTGCCTGGTTGTTGAGATCTAATAAAGTCTTATTTGTTTCTTGCATTTTAGTTGCCATAGTTGCTAAAGAACCGTTTGCTTCATCTATTTTCTTTCTCAACTGCTCAATCTGAGTTTGATACCTTAATGCCTTTTCAGTGTCTCCATCTTTAAATGCTTGTGACTGTTTGGCTTTCAATTCATCCATCTTGTCATTTAATCCATGAACACTCTCTGTTACTTCACTATATTTCATCTGTTGCTTAATTAAAGCTTTTGTTTGTTCTTTAATCGCTTCTGCATACGCTTCTTGTTTAGCAGCTTCTTGAACTTTTTGAATGTATTCTTCTAGCGCTTGATTGTTTTCAAACACCTTGCCTGTATTATCTGCAACTTTTCCTGTATTTGAATCAATTGTTAAACCAAGATCAGGATAGATTTCATTCAATTGATTAACAGCTTCTTGCAACATTTGTTTCTGTATAGTATTTTTGTTTTCTACACCATTTAATTGTTCAATCGTTCTCATCAAAGAATTAGACTGACTAATATTCTGTTCATTTGTAGCCAAAATAGTTTCTGTTTTTTCTTTATATTCATCAATTTTTTTATTGAACGAACTAACACTGTCTACAACTTTTAAATAACTTTGAGCTACTGCATCATTCTTAACAGCATTTTCTAAAGCTTTTTTATTTGCCTTTTCAAACATATGAACTAACACTGCAATTTCAGCAGCTGCCAATCCAACAGCTATTCCAACTCCACCTAATGCAATACTTGAACTTTTTAATGCTTCAGTTGTAACTCCGGTTTTCTTAAACAATTTTGTCAATAATCCATTAGTTTTATCTACAGGGCCACTTAAATTGTTTAGTTCACCTGCCGTTTTGCCAACCCATGAAGAAACTATTCCAAATCCATTTGTCAACTTCTGAGCGCCACTAAATATTTTCCCTAATCCTTTTGCGGTAGGATATGATGCTGCGGTAAGCAACAATAGTTTAGCAATCGTTTCCTGCGTTCCATCATCTAGATTAGAGAATGCATTCGCTGTTTTCTTTACAACTTTTAAAATAGATGTAAGAGTAGGAGTAAACGCCTGGCCCAATTCATCAGCGGCTTGTTTAACTGCTTCCCATGTCTGTGACATTTGAGATTTTAATGTTCCATATCGCTTTTCTGCTTCAGTTGCCATGGCTGAATTCGCTTGCCATGCGTTTTGAGAAACATTTAATGCATTAGCCAATACATCCGAACTTTGTGCCAAAGCACCCATTGCTTGTGATTGTCTAATTTCTGTAATGCCTAAATCATTAAGAGTTTTTGTAACATCACTTGATTTACCAATACCTTCTACAAACTTTAAGAATGTTCCGGCTGCATCTTCTCCCCAAGCCTTTTGGAATTGTTGAGAAGTCATACCAGACACTTCCGCAAAATCAGATAACGAATCATTCCCCGTTGAAACAGCTATATCAATCGTCTTTAACATTTTAGAAACAGAACCACCACCAGCAGCGGCTTCAATACCTAATGAAGATAATGCAGTTGATAATCCTAATACTTGGTTAGAGTTAAAGCCTACCATCTTACCTGCAACGCCTAATCTAGTAGCCATATCCATAATATCCGCTTCAGTAGTAGAGAATTTATTTCCCAAATCTACGATTGTAGAGCCTAATCGAGAATAATATGTATTTGTCTTTTTAGACTGTGAAACCATTACGTTAGAGAATTTGGCAATACTTTGTGCTGCTTCTTCACCAACAAGATTTGTTGTATCCCCTAATTGCGTAATCGTCTTAGTAAAGCCAACAATAGAATCTGTAGGGATACCCATTTGTCCTGCAAGTTCTGCATAATGTGCAATATCTTGATATGTACTCGATGTATTTTGTGCAAGATCTTTTAAGCCTGCATTGATTTTTTCAAACTGTTGAGGGGTTGCATTTACTGTTTTTGTAACACCAGTCCATGCATCTTCAAAATCAATTGCAGTTTTTGTTGCTCCGACAATAACCGCTGCTGACAACGCAGACAATGGTTTAATAGTTTCTGCAAATTGGTTTGCTTTCTGACTGGCAACACCAAATGAATGTGATAATTTTAATATATTTTCATTATCTGTGATAAAGCTTTTATTCAAACTCTTTAATTCATTGTTTAATGTTGCTGCACCAGCTCTTAGGCCATTAAACGTCCTTTGCGATTCCTCATACGTGCTTCCTAAGTCAACGAGATTTTTCTTTTGTTCCGCAATTTTTGCATTGTATTCCTTTTGCGAAGCACTATTTGCCTTCATAGAAACTGTAAGTTCTTTATTTCTAGCAGCTAGAGTTGAAATTGCGGTTTCACATTGTTCTGTAGTGTGATAACTATCACCAATCGCATCTTTCCATGCTTGGATTTGAGTTTGATTTGTCTTATATTCTTTTTGTAAGGCACTCATCGCCGATTCAGTGCTGTTTAATTTAGTCTGATATTGCGATAACGTGTCTTTTGATTTGTTAACTTGATCTGTCCATTGTTGTTGTGTTTTAGGATATTCTTTAAGCTTTTTGTTATAGACATCCAATTGCTTAGAAGTGCTCTGAATCTTATCCTTTAATAGATTTTGGTATGTTGCAAATGACGAGAAATCATTCGGATTTAGCTTCATCGAAGCTTTTAGCTTAGACATTGTTTTGTCTAATCCCGATGTTTCTCTTTTGATTTCATTTATCGCTTTCTGAAATCCTGTAGTATCTCCATCAATCTTTACGGAGATACCTTTTATTTGATTATAGCCTGACAATTTTAGTACCTCCTAAAATCTGTCAAAGTCTTCTTGGGTTGCCATACGTACGTTGGATTTCTTTTTATTAATGCTTTTTTCAGCTCGATTTGTCATGTTGTTTTTTGCAACAATTAAATCAAACATCATTCCAATATCCATATTGTCTATTTCATCCATTTTTAGCCCTAGATTCATGCATCCTAAAATTAATTCAGAATAGCTTGTTAATCTTTTTTTTTCTTATTTTCTTCATCTTTTTTTTCAGTTTCATCTTCAACTGTGGCCTTATTTGAATAAACGATTTTTTCAAATAAAATAACACCAATTAAAACAAATGATTCATAATCATCAACATTATCTACCATTACATTAAACGGTTCAGTTACCAAGTTATTTTTAACATCGTACGCTTTGATGCAGGCCCATAGTAAACGTTCAAAAAATTCCGATCCAACTTCTTTTAATAGAATGAAATATGCATTTTCATCCCCTCTGTCTTCATCTACCGCTTTTTTAATACCTTCATCAAAATTCATTTGCGCCTGTTGAATATCAATCAATAAATCACGATTGAATGTTTCTCTATAAATACGTGCTGTAATCCCTTTATATAGGACACCGTGTTCTTTACTTTCGATTTTTACTGTAGTTTCCATATAACCTCACAAAGAGGGGGTTGCCCCTCTTATAATGCGCTCACTTCCTTGCCATCATCACTTTGTACTTCTACCGGTGTACCGGCTTCATGGCTCACTTGGCTCACTTCACTAGCTTTTGGTGTAGGTAATTTTGGCGCAGTCGTAAAGAAACTAGTATAGTTTGTATCACCTTTTTTGCAGTCAATTTTTACCCATGCATGATCATCTTTTTCTACAGGAATAGCTGTAATATCCATAGTTGTTGTATTTGGATCAATACTTTCTTCTCTTGTTTCACCTTCAACAGATGGGCGAGCAAATACCACTTTGAAGAACATATGTTTTGTCGCATTTTTGTCTCCTTCAAATTGGAACATTAAGCCTACGTTGTTTGGTAGAACGTTAGCGTCTTCAGCCAAGTTACCTTCCTCTGTTTCAATATTATTAAAAATCATTTTTTTAATTTCATCTTCCAAGTATGTCATTTCAATACTTCCGGAATATCCATTATTACTGTTTGTTGTAAAATATGCAGTGTTGTCTGCATAATATGTATTTGTATCTCCTTCCGGATCTAGTGTTAATGATTTAGCACCTTTCCATGCTACAGGTGTACCATACGTAATATTTCCACCTTCTTCAGACTCAATAGGAACTACATGTACATTTTTAATTCCATATTTAACTTTGTTTGTATCTGCCATAGTTTTTATCCTTTCAAATATTTTTCGATTAAACCTGGCAGTTCCTTGATTGCGTTTGTTTCTCCATCTTTCCAGTGCTTAAATGCACGTGTACGTCGAGGAGAGTTCCATAAATTATGTCCGTTTTCTAGTAAATGAGTCAATGAATATTCATGGCCACTCGCATAAATAACACCGCGTGTATGAGCTAACTCACGCTCAATCTTATATGTTATAGACCTTTTATATTTGCCCTTTCTGCGTGTGTTTCTATGATCTACATTGGCCTTAGCTTTAATAATATCTTTAGAATCTTTTGTAGTTTCTTCTACTGCTCTATCAATCTGCGCCAAAGAATGCTCTTTATATTCTTGAATCATCTTTCTAATTTCTGGCCCAAGCTGCGACATATCGCAATATACATCATTGACGGCCAACTAATGTCACCGTCCATTCTGTACAGTGTACTTTTTGAGCTTTTATATCTTCATCTGTGATAGTTTGGTATGGTATTTCTAATTCATCGAACATGTCTTCGATTTTAGCTTCTAATTCAAAATCTTTTTGATCAGTCACTAATCTATATATGTAAGTTCCAATCTTGCAATACGTTCTATTGTCTGCAAAGTAATTATTTGTATAATCCAATGCATAATTCCCATAGGGGGTATGGGGCTTTGACTTGAAGCTGCCATATACAAATTGTCCTTCACCTAAAAGTTCAGTGAATTTAGCAACGATTTGTTTTCTTACTGTTTCCATTCTCCAGCATCCTGTTGAACATAGAGTTCAATCGTATCTCCGGATGGGAATGTACGATAAACCGCATACTTTTTGTCGTTGTATTTCACTGTTGTCTCACCATTGTAATCAATAGTAGGAATAACAAGCTTATACGCTAACTGTATGCCTGCCTGGTAGGCTTCATTAAATTCTTTTGAATAAATTCCACCAACTCGGCAAAACACTTCATTCTCCGTTTCATTAACATGTTCCACACCATCTTCATCAACATATCTTTCTTTTTCGATCAGATATGCCACATCATAATAAAGATTATTCTCACGAGTATATTCATATGCCATACTATGTCACCTTCTTATGGGATTTATCTGTCATAAGAATTTGACGTAAATCCTCATATGTTTTGGCCATTGATTCTTTATATGAAGCATCCGTTGTACCAAATTTTGACTTTACATATGTTATTACCGCTACTACAATTTCATCTTCTAACTCATCCTCATCAAATAAGATATTTAATCTATCCAAATCGTATAAACATGCATTGATATATGTTTTGATTTCATCATCATATGCGCGTGATTTAGCTCTTGTAGCAGCGGTTCTAACACGTTCTAGAAGGCTTTCAGAAATATTGAACTCCATTATCTATCACCTAAGCTTTCTTCGTACTGCTTTTTCGAGTGGTTTTCTTAGGCTCATCATCTAATAAAATAGGTTCTTCATCAGTTTCAGTAGGTTCTTCATCATTTAATGATTGTGTTCCTGCTTGGCTTTCATCTTTCGTAACATCTCCATTGCTTAAGCTACTTTTTTTTTTAATAAGAAGATGTATTGAGGATCTAATACTTTACCATCATTGATAACTAATGCCTGAGTTACTTCCTCATTCTTTTCATAATCCCAGTACTTCTTAACGCCAAACTGCATATTTGAGTTGATTGCATAGGCTTCTTTTCCTACCCAATACATTCCGAAATATTCACCGTTCTTTGCTTCATCAAAATCTTTAAACGTATCATTTTCAACAAAATTAACAGTTCTAGCTTTGAATGTAGCGCGTTCTGCACCATCAACAGGATTAAATGTTTCTGCATAAACAGGACGATTATTTTGATCAGCCAATGTTTTAATGTTTGCTTCATATGTTGCAGGAGTCATTACAAACTCTGGCTTTAATTTACGCATTGACAATGGAATCTTCGCAAAGAATTTTGTTTGCCATGATTTCCAATCTTTCATTTCTTCCGCTGTAAACTCAATAATGTGATCTGTTTTAATACGTCCACTTACTTTATTAGCTTCTGTTAAAATACCTTCACACTCATTGTTTTCAGATTGACCTGTTAAAATTTCACGATCCATAGCTTCCAAATAAGCTTCTACAATAACTTTCGCTAATTTAGTTTCGAATGCAGTTACCGTCAATACTGTTTGAAGTAAGGTACGAGCTAAACGAATTTCACCAATCAAATATCCAAATTGTACAAATTCCGTAACAGAACCGGCCTTTTGACGATCAGACACTGACGTTTCAGTGATACGTTTAAATGTAGCCTTGAATGAACCGATAGGATATTTAACACCACCACGGAAATTAGTATGTAATACCGCATTGTATAAGTAACCACGTGATTTACTTAATTCAGTCATTACTTTCTGAACAATTGTTTCAGGAATTAAAATACCTAGATCAGATGCTACACCTGCTTCTGCACTACGTTGTCTTAAGATTTCTGACTGTTTTCCTTTTTGAACGAATTCCATGAACGCACTACGATACTCCATATCGTCTTCCATTCCTTTTTTACGTTCTGACAATCCTTTTGGCATTGATGGATGTGCTTTGCTACGAGCTTGTTCCTGTTGTGTAACAAAAGTTTCTTCTTCATCTACAATAGATTTTGCCATAGTATCTAAGAACGCTTGACGTTTTGCAACCTGGCCTTGTAACTCTTTGTCACGTTTTTGCAAGATATCAAATTCCGCCTGTAACATTTCCAAGTCTGTATTAGGATCGTTTTTGTTGACCTCATCTTGAATTTCTTTAAATCTTTTTTGAATCTGTTCGTGATTCATTGCATTGAATGCTGCTAGTTGTTGCTCTGTAAACATTAATTAATAGCCTCCTTAATCTGCAACAACAAACTCAGTCTTTCTCGTTTCTTTTCATTATCTTTTTTAACCCGTTCTTCATCCATTAAAGACTTTGCCCTTGCTTCAATAGACGTTTGATCATTTGCAGGAATCGACACTGCCGAAACATCATAAATTTTTGACACTTTACGTGTTGTCCACGTTTTTGTATCTCTATCATATGATTCCTCATCCACCATGTATCGCCATGACATCTGATTCACCATTCCTGCCTGAATACTGTCGTACAAACGTTTTGCAGCTTCTGTTCTTCCTAAATCTGCTGCAACAAACAATCCATGTTCATCTACTTCAACAATCAGTGAACCATTGCTTGTACGTGCATATACCATTCCTTCATGATCAAATTGGAATATGACATTACTCATATCAGCGTTGTCCAAGCTTGAACGCTCTATCAACTCATATACATCGTTACCTTGATAATCTCGATAAAGAACATAAGGCTTGAATGTAGTAGCATATCCCTCAACATAGTATTGAGTATCAATCCGTTTATTCTCCGTCACCGGATTCATCTGAAACGGAATTGAGCGCATTTGGATTTTGCTGTGGTTCGGTTTCGCCATTGTAACTAATACCTCCTTGATTTGATTTAGTTACCTGGATGTATTCACCTCGAATAAAACGTTTCTTACCTTCATCATCTGGTAAAGGCGCTTTGTTCATAATATTTAATGCCCCGTTCGTATCAATCATTCCTCTATCGAACATTTGAGTCGCAACATTCAGCTTTGTCTGTGTTGAATCATACTGTAAACGATCGCTTGTAAGAATGATTTCACTACCATTCATAATCTGATTAACAGAATATAACATTCCACTCAACACTTCTCCAACTTCAATAAAGAATGGTTCAATAATTGATTCATAAAATGCATTCCATTCATCAGGTTTATATTTATTTTGTAAAATAGCTTCACTAATTCCAAAATAGCTGTATACACTATTTTCAATGGCTTGCTTCTGCTTGGCATCCACTAATAGTGGTTTACTTTCAATCGGTTTTACTTCATCAAAACGGTTATCAATAAGAAATACACCTGTTTCATTCTTGTTCAAGTTATTTCTCAAGATTTGGTTCTGTTGCTCTTTGTAATCCTCATCATCATCAATCGGTGTTGAAATTTTAGCTAAGAATCGAACAATTGAACTCGACTTAATCGCATTGATTGCTCCTTCTTCCTGAGCAAGCATCAATTTAGCTGTTGTATCAAATGCATCATTAACATCACCAAAGTAATCATCTTTATACTGCATTTGCCTTAGATGTCCTACCTTGCTGTATTCAATCAATTTTGTTTCGCCATAGATGAAATTAAAATAAATATAAACTACACCATTGATTTCTTTTAACTGACACTGACTTGGAACAGCAGGCCATAATCCTTTTATCATTCCATATTCATCTTCAATTGGAATAATGAAAGCATTGTTTTCTGCAAAATATATAGTTGCCAGCCTTTTGTAAAATTGACTAGCTGTCATATAAGGATTTGGCTTTTTCTTAACCAAATAGTTATATATCTTACTTTTGTAGTCTTTGTTTGTCAGTTCAGGTGAAGCCTTTCCACATGATGTAGCAATTCGATTGATACATGCTCTGCATAGTCCAATCTCATATATTCCACCATCATAGGATGAATACACTGGTGAATATCCACCTAAGCTTGCAAACATTGAATGTAATTGATTTTGTTTAGGTGCTGGCTTATTTAGTCCTAATAGACTTCCTAGCAAACCAAATCTTTTTCTTCTGCTTTTAGCCACTAATTCACCTTCCTTTTCTTGTTTTCAAGGCGGTATTTAAATGTATCCCACCATTTTTGTCTTACTGTATATGCATCAATAACAGATGCATATCCATCAATATGTTTTCTTGGATCTGTTTTAATCATGCGAACACGATTGTCCTCCGCAACTTTCTTTAATGCCACACTAGACATATGTGCTTGTAAAAGTCCATTTGTTCCTGTATGAACAAATCCATCTCTTACATATCCTGTAAATTCATTAATAACCGGTGTAAGGTTAGTTCCCTGGATAACATCATCCATCTTGTATCCGTATTTCTTCATATCATCCACAAGATACTGTGCCGAATAACGGTCATATCCAACGACTACACAATAAATCTTGTATTTCTTACGCAACATTTCAAACCACTGCGTTACATCTTCGTACCGTACAAAGTTTTCCCCACTTGGACTTAAATATCCCAATTGAATAAATCTTGTATATGGTATTTTGTCTCTTTCCTCTAGCTCCTTGATTTTTAATGTTGGAAGCCAGAAATGAGTAAATATGTAGTCCTGTTCTTGAATTCGTATAACTACAGATGCGGCTGTTAAATCGGTTGTTTGTGACAAGTCAATTCCACCAACTGCATATGTATGTGCAAAATCTTCAAATCTAAGTTCTTCACCTTTAACTTTGTTAATATCTTCTGCACTAAATAATGCTTCTGTTGAATTCTGTTTGATATTCGCATATTTTGTTATAAACTCCGCCTTATACGTTGGTGAGCTATGTGCCTTTAAAATTTCATTCTGCAAATATTCATAAGAAACAGATATTCCAAGGTTTGGCATTGCCTTCCTCAATTCAATAGGATCATCCCATTTTTGAATATCATCAATCATGTAAAAGAAAGGCAACATTTGTTTTTCATCAGACGTACCAAGTAAAACAGATGTTCCACGAACAAATAGTTCATCATATAATCCTTCATCAATATAGTTTGCGGTACTTACAGGAATATAAAGTGGATCAGGTCTTGCACCACCTGCCGACAACATAACGTTGTACATTTTCATACCCGCTTCACCTTCCCAGGCTGCAAACTCATCAAAGATTGTCAAATATGGGTTGAATCCGTCTGATTTTTTAGATGCAAAGGCAATTGGCTCCCATCTACAGTTGTTCTGTTTCATGTAGATATCTGTTCTACGTTTTTTTACTCTTTGACTCAATGCTTTAGAGTGTTCCATCATTTGATACAGAACGTTGTAAATGATCTGCGCTTGTTTTAACTTTGGCGCTATATTGTATATCTGCATACCTGCTTCATCAGATGTAAATCCAACATCAAGTTCAATACCTGCACAAAGAAATGATTTTCCTTGTTTTCGGCCCATAACTGTAGGGATTTCACGAAACTGCCTTTTCCCATTCTTATCAACAAGTCCGAATATGCACGCAATATAATATTTTTGCCAAGGCTCAAGCTTCACTTTTGTTGTTTTTCCTTCTACGTGGTGACAAAACGTTTCAATAAACGCTATATGCATTTCTGCCTTTTTCTCATCATAGAAGAAATCTCCATTTGCTAAACCTCTTTCAACATATTGAAGATTAAGCTTTATCCACTTACCGACTACATCTTCACCCGATTTAATACGTTCTTTATAAATGTCTAGATATTTCATTTAAATCTGCTCATGAACTCATCCAATTCATCACCTTTTTTTCCGGATACTTCTGTTGTTTTTGAAAGTGAAGTAGGTGACAAGCCAAGTTCTTTGCAGTATTTCATGATCTGATCACGTAATTGAACGGTAATAATGTAATATGGTGAGCGTGATAAATTCGTTGCACCAGCCTTGTTCGTGTATTCAACAACCATCTGTAATGTTTTGAAACCATTTGCTTTACTTGAATCTCTCCATTGCTTCATTGTTGAATCGTATTGAGCAAGTGCATCTGCAAGTGAATCAATCGCAACCGAATATTCAGGGGAATATGTACCTAAATTTTCTAGTTGTGAATTTATTCTTTTTTTCCATGCTCCTTTTTGCATTCATCATCCTCCCTTCCACATCCTATAAGCATTCCATTTTCATCAAATTCAAAAGATGGTTTGCGTTTGGAATGCTCTTCTGCATGGCATAAGTCACACAACGCTTCCAAATTAGAATCACCAAATAGAATGTGTATATCTCTATAGTTGTCCTGGTCAATGTGTACTTTGTGGTGCACACAAGTAGACCTTGTATAGATTCCTTTTTTTAAGCATCTTTCACAAAGCGGATGCGCCTTTCTATACGCTTTACTTTTCTTTTCCCAAGCCTTGCTTGAGTAGAATTTTCTAGCATAATTTCTAGCGCCCGTTTTCGTTGCTTCTGAACCATAATATTTTTTCATATCGCTACATTCAAAGTTTTAGTTAACAGATTTAAAGGACGACAATATGAACAGTAAACCCTTTGAATGCAGTGATATGAAAAAGACCCGTGTTTCCACAGGTCTTTTTCAAACGGGCACAATATGAAACAATCCAAGAACTACCTTGTTTGTGTTCTAGAAGATGTTTTCCAATCTTCACAACTACAGAATATCACGGTTTTTCTTTGTACACTGTACAAAATGAAGAAATTCAGATTTTACCCCCTCTCGTGCGCGCATGACCGAGTTTTTTTAAACTCCCCACGCCGTTCCCCGAAACGCAAAAAACTTTTGAAAGATAGGGGGGGTATCTGCTGATCTGATCCCAGCCCTGGGCGCTTTCAGGGTTAAAAATAAAACCTATGCAGCTACCACCACACCGCACCGTTCACGGCTTCAATCATATGATTGTCATATATTTATTATTGTGTTGAAAGATGTTTCAACACGCATTGTTGAAAGCACTGTTTCATAACATGGTTATAGTTGTATTAATAGAACGCGTGCGCACGTTCTTATATATGCAATAAGTATTGCATCACTCCAATGCATTGGATTATATGCGCCCGTTCCATACGTTTAGCGTGTCTCTTGTCTTCCAGGAACTGAAGCAAGTACCACCAAAAAAAATGACGCTCACAACGTCCATACATGTATATATTATTAGTCTGTTAACTATATGTTATAAGACTAGAACCGAACACGCTTAAAAGCCTTTTAAATAGGCGCTTGCGTGCACGTTTCAAAAACAAAAAGCTTTTTGAAAAAATGAGCAAAAAAAAAAGACGGTTTATATTTTCGTGCCGTCTTCAAATTCAAAATAGCATTTGTATTTTGCGCCTATCGCTTGCGCCATTTTTTCTAGCTCTTCATCCGTGAATTTTTCGCGTTTGATTCTAGTACTTATATTTTGCTTTGTACATCCAAACGTATCCGCTATATCTTGTTGGTTTTTATGAGCATAAGCAAGCGCGGCTATAATTTGATTTTCTTTCATATAATATACACCTCCCGTTCTATATTCATTTTATAATATCAAACGTTTTTTTGCAATAATCAAACATTTATTTTATTTTTTGCTTGACATTGTAAAACGTTTGTTTTATTATGTAAATGTCTTAAGAGACAAGCCACACGAAAGGAGGTGCAAACGTGGCAAAGTATAAACGTAGCAAACCGATGAAACGTCGCGATAGAAAAAAGCGCGAAAAAAAAGAGCGCATGATTTCGTACCTATCCAAAACGTTCGAAATTATATACACGCTCTTAATCGGTGAAGCCCTCAAGCTTCTTGCTAAATATCTAAGTGACTTATTTTAGTCACTTAGGTACTTATATTATACCACGTTTTAAAATATGGAACTACTAAAAATAGCGTTATTACTATCGTTAGCATTCAATGCATATCTTTTAAAAAAAATGATTGAAAAGTAAGGAGGTAAAGATTATGTGTGAAATGAAAGCTTATATTACAAATTTAGGTAAATACAATGAGGGTTGTCTAGTTGGTAAATGGATTGATCTCCCTATCGATGAGGATGATTTTACAAGCGAACTTGAAAGCATTGGAGTGAAAGAAAATACAATGTATGATGAATGGTTCATAACTGATTATGATTGTTCATTATTTGATATGTATGATGCATTTGGTGAATATCCAAACATCGACGATATTAATGAAGTGGCTGAAGCATTAGAAGACCATGAAAGTGAATTCACTGCATTAATGGAAGTATGCAGCTATACGGATGCATTAGGATACTTAGAAAGTGAAAACTATACTTTTTACGAAAACATGACATTGGAAGATTTGGCTTATGAAATTGTAGAAGAATGTTATGAACTCCCAGAAATTGCGCAAAGATATTTTGACTATAAAGCTTTTGCGCGTAATCTTGAATTTGATGGATACACTGAAACTTCACGCGGAGTTATTTGTTTATGTTAACTCGCAAAGATCTTGACAATATGAGCGCCGTCCAGGTGCTCATACTTGCACTTTTAAAGTTTTACTTTTATATGTGTTTTGACATGTTGTTGATAGGCTTATTTTTAGGTATATCAAACATAGTGTTACCACTTATTTATTAATTATTGGAGGTTTTAAAAATGAATAATAAAGAATATATTGAATTTACAGAAAAAAAGCTAGATCAACTAAATGCATCTAGCTGCAAGCCTTACACAATAACAAAACATTTAAACGGTTTGTATAATTTATGTTACGGGCTTGACGTTGTGGCTTGGATGCTAAAGCCGCGTGAACTTTGGCAACTTGTAAATACTTTATGCATTATAGACATTTTAGGAGGGCTTAAAAATGACAATGTGGAAGCGTGAAAGAAACCATTTTAATTATTATGTTACAAATGAAAGAAAACAACCCCACATTTATGTTGAAGTGTTAGGAACTCCAAGCGCTTCAACTGAAAAAGTTTTAAAAAATCATGGTTTTAAGTTCGATAATAGCAAGTGCATGTATGCAGCAGCCCAAACAAATGAATTAAGGCTTTTTGTCGCTCATGATCTTGACAAGCTTTTCAATTATGATATTCAATTGTTTTTCAATACTGAAGCAAAAAAAGAGTTATATACACCAGATATTCAAGAAATAAAAGATATTTGTTATCATTTTAAAATATACAAGTGTTATATTGATATTTTAAATAAGGATATTTTTAAGATCTGTAAGCCTGGATCAAAAAGTTTGTTGGCAACTTATAATACTAATTCAAAAACTATAGACGTTTTTAATAGAAGCAAATTGCAAGAAAGCTATATATACAAAAATGGTAAAATCAATAAAATGAGCGTTGAAAAAGCAGCGCCAAAGAAGAAGAAAAAAACAGCACTTACAGAACAACAAAAATTAAATGAAATGCTTGAAGCATTTCCATTTTAGGAGGTAAAGAAAATGAAAAAAACTGTTAACGACATTAAAAATTTATGTAATTTATTGCAATATATGAGCCGTGAAGCCGGCTTATTCAGCAATGGATATATTAGTTATATATCAATTGGAAGATATGCAAAGTATGTTGATTTACATTTTATAAACGGATCTATTTACAACTTTGATTCATATACAAAAGCTTTTCTATATGATCAGCTTTTAAGATATGCAAAAAACCATCTAGAAAAATGGGATCAAAAAGAAAAAAGCAAGCGCGAAAAAAATCGCTTCAATCGCGCAAAAAGAGAACTTGAAAAAATTGAAAAGGACTTGTAAAAAAGTCCTTTTTTTATACTTTCATTTTTTTGATCTGCTTCTGGATCAGCTGCTTTTTAACCGGATTCGATGCGAAAAAGTTCATAAAAAGTTTAGTTTTAAACTCATATTCTTTTTGGTCCATTTCCCTTATATCCAAAACTCTTTTAAATATCACTATCGCGATAAAATTCGCAAACAAGTTTGCATCTTTTTCTATTTCCTGATTCTCATAGTGTTTGCACCTTGAATCCTTATAACTTTCAAGTTCTTTTTTCCATATAGAAACGCTTCTTTCATCTATAAAAAACAATTTTTGATTCTTCTTATATACACATGCATATTGGTATAAATGTCTTATTTCATGTGCAAGATATATATAAACTAAACTACTATCTATGGATGTATTCAGGTTTACACAAATTACATTTTCTTTTGGGTATGATGTGCATATGCTTGTATCTTTTACTTGAAAAAGTTCTTTATTGACTGGTTTATGTTTAAGATCATAAACCTTATCATTTACTTTAAAGTAAACTTTTGGAATCTTTATATTTAATAGTGTGCATAGAAAACTTACATAATCATTCATGTATATATTATATCTGAAAAAATTTATTTTGAAAAACTTATTTATCCAAGATCATAAAAACTTTTATTAAATTTGATTTTGAATAAAGTTGAAAATAATTTGAATCCTTTTTACGATTATTTCCAATATCTTTATTCAATAACTTTGCAACCAAACTATCAAATTTTTCTTTATAGACTTTGAAATACCATAATTCTTTAAAACTATCTGTTTCTAAAGACATAATTTCTTCATAATCTGAACATACAACAACTATTGTTGTATCTTTATAGCTTATATAAATATATCTATGTAAAAACTTGTCTTCAAACATTCAAACACCCCTTACTTATCCAGGATCATAAAAACTTTTTCAAGTTGTTCTTGAGACGTTAGAAAAATCTTTTTATATTCTTCATATTTGCATAGAATCGAACCGTCAAAAAACTTTTCCATCAACTGATAAAACTTTTCTTTCTTCACATAATAAACATAATTCACAGACACATCTTCATCATCATGCGCATTGTATTCAAAAACTTTTTCAACCATCTTAGAACAAATAACACAAATTTGTACATTATCATATCTCACAAAAACTTCTTTATAAGAAAACCTATTTTCGTCCATTTCATCACTCCTAAAAAACTTTCTACATATCAACTAATATTCTAATAAACTTTTTATATTCTTCTGATTTTAGATAAAACTTATTGCAACCATTCATTATGTCTTCATAGTTTAAGCATTCAATTTCATTATCTAAAAACTTTCTATATAAACTTTTGAATTGTGCTTCACAAATATAATGCTTAATAACAAACATACCATTCTTATCATAATGAGACCTACAAAACTCTTCGTCTGCTATATAAACACATACAATACGATATTCACATTGCACAAATAAACTTTCTGTATTATGAATCAGAAAAAACTTTTTCACTTCTGTTAAAAACTTTGGTAATTTGTATTTCATTTTCTTTACTCCTAAAAAACTTTTCTCAGACACACTTTTTTCTTTCTGTTATAGTAAATTCATCAGTTCTTTCTGGATGCATTTCAATACTTCCGAAACATCCATTATTACTGTTTGTATCTCCTTCCGGTTCTAGTGTTACTGATTCAAAACCTTACCATGCTACAGGTGTACCATACGTAATATCTCCACCTTCTTCATGCTCAATAGGAACCACATATACATTTTTAATTCCATATTTAACTTTGTTTGCATCTTCCATAAGATTACTCCTATTTATCTGCAATCGTTTCTACAAAACAATTATAATAAACATATCTTTTTCCATCATAATCAAATTTTACATATCCACCATCATTTGTTTCAATATCTATTCTTCCCTCATAGCTAGCTATAATTTTCCCATCTGCTGTATACACATTGATTATCCTATTCAATCCACCATTCAAATCTGATTTTATATCAGTACCCAAACGATCCATAGATGCACATCCAAATAAGGAAATGCCAATCATTCCAACCATTAATAATTTGTATAATTTATTCATTTTTTTCCTCTTTTCTATGTCCGATAACTATATATTATCAGACTAACTACAAACCTTTTAAAAGCCTAGTAAATAGGCTACTTTGTAACACTTTTCTAAAATAAAAACTTTATGAATTTTTGAGCCATGCTATAATGTGTTTATTTATTTGTATCTTCTACGTTAATCAAGCCATGTTCAATCGTTTCTTTAGCAGGAAAGAATGTTATTTTATATCCATACGGATTTTCTTTTACCGAATCGGTCTGAATACTTGTATATGTTACATCTTTTGATAAATGTGCATAGAACAATTTATATTTATCTTTTCCAGTTTTAATCGTTACATTCAAATCGCCATCACTATCTGTTTCAATAGATATTTTTCCTTCAACAGAAAACAACGGTTCATTTGTTCTAGTATTTAATGCCACAACCTTTCTCGATATTTTAAAGTTGTTTGCATCCACTCTTAAATTATGATTAGCTGTATCTGATTCTTGGCATCCTACCAAACCTAGACACATTGCCATTCCTAAAATTGCACATAATATTTTTTTCATTTGTTCAAATCTCCCATAATGAGCTTTTTAAGCTCTTTTTTCATCGCGTAATACATTTTCATTCTGCTACAGAACTTTTCGCCTGAAAGCTTTTCAAATGATTCTCCGTTGACATAATGACGTTTCATATATAAACGAATATCATCATCTGGAATAAGATCAATAATTGTTTCAATTTCTCTCATCTTTCCTAAGATAAGATTCTTATCATCTTCAAGCACTTTTTCTTTTGAAATAAACTTTACAAGAACATCATTTGTAATATCCTTATTTTTCTTTGAATCCAATCTCTGCTCAAATGATGGAGATTTTGGATCTGAAAATTCTTTTTTTCGAACCTCCAAATCCTTTAAAATTCCATCCAACGATTTAAACTTTCTTTCATAAATTTTGAACATTTCAAGCTTTTTAATTAATGCATCCACTTGAACATCTACATATTCTTCATAATCCGTTTTACTCATCTTCTCTCCTATGCAATCTCTTCAATTTCCTCAATGCTGCATGATGAATGTTTCATATAGAACTTATACATTGCCATACTTTTTGACTCTTCATGAACTTCCATCACACAAATATTATTGTCTTTGATATATTTAATTCTGAATTTTTTTAACATTTTTATATTCTAACCTTTCCAATCGCTTAATTATTTTGTTTCATCAAAATCATCATACAAATATTCTTTATTCACCTTATTTTTTAAATCCATAATTTCCAGCCTTTGTGCTGCAATCATATTTTCTAAACTTGTAATCTGTGATACCATTGCACAACTACATACAATCAATCCGCATATAGCACCTAACATCAATCCTATTGTAAACCACATATTAGAAAACACTCTCCAACGGATTACCTGATGGTGCGTTCAATCCATATAATGTTGCATATACAATAACTGCATATACAACATAAAGTACTGTACAAGGAATAATAAGATTCAGGTTCTTAATAATTGATTTTTTAATTTTATTCATCATCATTTAAATATTTAAACTCTTTCATTAACTCATCCTTTGTTTTTTCAAACTCTGATTCGATTTGTTTCCGTACATCAATCTTAGTTTGTTTGAACCATTTCTTTTTAAATTCAGTAACTGCCCTTCGGTAAGTATCTTCTCCAGTGTCACTGCTCTGCCACCACTCTAAATCGTGTAGCACTTTAACTAAATCTTTCATCATTTCATTTAATTGAGAATCGAACATTCTGTTAACACATTCATCTTCAACTTTGCAATACACATAGCTGTAACTTCCACCACTCATTAGTTAATCTCCTTTTCAACCTATAATCTTGCTACCACAATTTGGACAATACTTTGGTTTGAAATTAAAATAATATTCTTCTCCATCATCTTCACCGACTGCATATTCTTTGTGTTCTACTAATGTGAATCCACAATTAGAACATCTAAATTCTTCCGTTGAATCATATTCTGATTCGTTGTTGCAAATTTCTTCTTCTAACCATCCGAGTTCTATGCATTGTTGGATAATCGCCATTAATTCATTTACCGATATGTCGCTTTTTGTTATTAATTTATCTCCTAATACATCTTTAGCTGCTATACGTCTAGATTTTTTATCAAACACAATAACTCGTGATGTAGTAATATTCACACATTCATACATTATAAAAATATTTGATGTTGTTTTTTCTGTGAATCTTAACCTTCTAAACATTTCTTCAGCAGTCATATCCCTCTCCTAATTTACTTATAGCCAAATACTCAACATTTTGTTGACCTTCATACCAATCATTTAACCAACTTATAGTATCCTCGCAACCATTCCACGCTGCACATTCCGTCAAATACGTCCATTCTTCTTCAAAGTCATATTTGCATCTCAAATAAACTATAAAGCTATCATCATCATTTTCCGCTATGTAATCATTTAATTCTTCTTCTGTGATTCCCTTTTTCAATCGAACAAATTCAATTGAAGGTATTTTAATCTCATTCATTTTCTTCCTACTCCTTATACCATCCTAATTCTTTACATTGTTGGATGATTGCTTGTAACTCATTTAAACTAATAGTATGAAAGATTTTACTGACTATGATATTTTTACCATTCAAATCAAATATAATTGAATCGACCCTGAAACATCTATTGTATCTGTAAGTATCATTTCCATCACTGGTATATCCTTTTTCAAATTCATACCCTAACTGTTTAAACATTTCTTCAGCAGTTTTCATCTTCTCTTACCTCACAATTTAGCAATATTTCACCAATCTGCTTTTCTATATTCACATCTCTAAAATGGCCTTGCTTTTTCAGCCGCATCAAATGATCAAAACATTTAAAATACCACTCATGAATTTCTTTATCATCATTCAATAAATCATATTCAAATTTTGTAAGGTGATATATAGCTTTACGTTCTGAATCTAGCCAACCAAGTTCTTCCATTTGCTTGTAAATAGCCTTCATGAGTTTCCCGTCTATGTTATATACATAATTTGCCAATTCAGTAACACGAACCATTCCATGTAAGAATCTCACATATAACACATCTCTACCATCACATATTGTTTTTTCATAAAGCAGCGTTTCGCCTTCTCGATAAACTCCGTCACATTTTCTGAAACCTAGTTCTTCAAACATTTCTCTAGCGCTTATTTCGCATTCTTTGTTTTCATACTGTTTCAATTCCTCCAGCCATTCTGCAAGCTGCTTATATTCTTCTCTACAGTCTTTACATACTGATTGACTTTCAGATAATTCTTTTGTGCGAACAATTGCTTTATCTAATTTCATTTTCTTTCTCCTGTCTTTACATCTTCAAGCAATGCAATAAACATTTCGAGCAATTCGTTTTCTAATTTTTTTTACTCAATTCTTTCAGCTTTTAATCGAATGTGATAGTACAATCCTTGATTTAAAAATTCAATTAATGTATTTCTATGATTTTCAATTATTTGATTATTTCTATCAATTTCTCCCTTATACACTTTAATTAGTCTGTCAATTCTTTCTTCAGTCATTTTCTTTATCCTTTCAAAAAATATTCTTTCCAACATTCTTTGGACTTCTTTTCATATTCTTTATTAAAAAAATATTTCTCAGAGTCACAATGAAATTTACATAAAATACATTCTTTTTCCTTCTTTTTGCTAACTTTTGAGCAATCATAATTTAATGGGCAACCGTTTAATCCATTGTTATGTGTATATTCACAAGCTTTATCTAATGCTTTTTCAAGTATGTTTATGGTTTGTTCATATGTCATACTTCCACATCCTCATCTTGTGGCATTTGATAAGTGAAACCGTTATCCTTTGCATTGAAGTATATTAATTCTTGAATTTCATCTAAAACTTTTAAAGCCTTTTCTTCGCTCGAGTACTTACCAAGTAATGAACTACAGTCCCATATTTGATTAATATCATCAATATATAAATTATGAACATCTGTTAAAATCTTTCTGTCTTGACTTCTAACCCACATTAGTACCACTCCTTCAATCTCTGATAGTTGATTTTGTTCTTGTCGCAATAAGCTTCATAAACCTGTTCAACTGTAAATCCTAAGTATTCAGTGATTGCAATTAGTCTTTCAAGCTTCTCTGATTCAATTCTAGATAAATCTGAAAGTAAACAAATAATTCCAGTTTTAAAAACTTTAATTTCACAAAAACATGTTCTAGCATGGTCAATCATTTGTTCTTCTGCTCTCAACTCCTCTTCACCACTATCGAAATGATTTTGATAACTTAAAACGAAATGCCAAATATCAACTAATTCTCCTAGAACTTTTTCTTCATCAACAGGTGCTTGAGATTTCTTCCACCAACACCAATTCCCTTTTAATTCGTGCGTAAGCTCTCCAACTTCATCTAGAATTGCGAAACCAAGATTTTTTTTATCAATTTCAGTTAATCCGTATTCTTTCATAATTGCTTCATCTAGTTTAGCTTGCATTTTTAGCATTTCTTTTATTAAATCAATATCTTTACTTGTCATTTGTTTCTCCTTTTATTCATCAATAAAATTTATGATATACGTTAATTCTTTCATTGTTTTTATCGCTTCCTTTTTTGCAAATTGTAATGATGCCCTTTTTGCTTCTTCGAAACTTTTAAACGAATCAAAAGGGCCTTCCATTTCTCCAAAATGCAATGTGCAATATATATAAAATGATTTCGGATCACTCTTGTCCTTCTGGTACTCTACAATTATTGCAATCGCTCTTCTTACATTATCGTCATCAATCAATACGAGTCGTGTTTCTTTTTGCCAGCCAAAGCTATATTTTTTCCATTCTAGTTTCATATTTCCCTCACATTTTTAAAATAGTCTTTTCTCTTCAATACGTTTCAATCTATAACCTATACGTTTTCTGTCTTTCAAGCATATCTTTAATTAATTCTGTGCTTGTCATTTCTATCCTCCTACATTTGGGCAAATGCAATCCCAGTTATAATCATCGAATTTAACTTCTTCATCCTTTGTGATTTCTCCATTAATAATTTCAATAATTTGGTTAAAGCACATTCCACATTCAAATGCATGAATCCTCATATCAACTCCATATTGCTTACAAGAATTTAATAGTTCTTCCGAACTAATACCCCATGCGAATTCTGCTTCAAGTCCAATTGCGATTTTTCCTTCATCGTTCCAACCATCAATATATTCATCTAAGTCAAGAATAAATCCTCTTCTAGTTCCTTTAATCCAGCATCTGCTACATTTAACTTGACTATACTCATCCATCTTCAACGCTTCTAAATCTTCGCCGATATAATCAACCGGTTGTAATCCTTCTAAAACAAATTTTGTTAAATTCTCTTTTGTACCCCTCACTCTTAAGGTACCAACACACCAATTAGGCATTTTTTATTTCCTCCACTTTTCTTTCTCCTGTCTTTGCGTATTTTAACGATTCAATAAATGCTCTGAAAAGTTCATTTTCATCTATCCTCGCATTAATATCTTTGGCATTTAGTTGAATATTCTCGTAAAATCCACCATTTAATTTACGCATTAATTTATCTTTTTCTCTTATAATGATGCTAGTATTTTGGTCAATGTACATTTGATATGTTTTAATCAACTTATCAATTCTTTTTTCAATCATTAAATCATCATCATTTGAATTATCATTAATAATTGCGTTGTATAAGTATTCAATACGTTCTCTGTATTCTTCTTTTGTAATCTCTGATAAAGGCTTTTTGAACGATGTAGGCAACAATTTAAATCCAAATTCTTTTTCAAATTCATCTAAATCTTTTTCTGTCATACTTCTACATCCTCATCTTGTGGCATTTGGAATACCATTGTCGGTTCGTGTTCAAACGGTTCCATGTTATATTGGATTTGGTCTAAAACTTTTAAAGCTTTTTCTTCACTTGAGTACTTGCCAAGCAATGAACTACCGTCCCATATTTGATTAATATCATCAATATCTAAATTATGAATCTCTGTTAAAATCTTTCTGCCTTGACTTCTAATCCACATCTTCTATTTCTCCTTTGTCATCTTTTGCGTAACTAATTGCATATTGATTTCTGTTAATTCTTGGATTCTCTTTTTGGCTTCTAAATCCATATACGTTTCTAATTCGATTGAATTAAAATAATCATCCATATTGCTTAATCCGTATTTCTCTTGTTCTTCTTTAGTGAATGTAAGGTTGTTCTGATTGTGTCCTTGTTCATCAAGTACAAATTCGTAATCTTCTTCAGTTGTTCCACCGTTCTGCAAATTCATATATTGGATGTTTCCATCATCATCAAGATACAATCTGTCGTGTTGGTCAGTACCTACAATGTGAATATATCCTGTTTCTTTGTCCTTTACGTAAATAAGGATTGCTTTTAAATAGTTTGGATTGTACATCTCAATACCCACTTTCTAGTCTTTGATAATTCACTTTGTTCTTGTCGCAATAAGCTTCATATACTTGCTCAATTGTGAAACCCATGCATTCATTTGTACACGGTTCTAACATCATGTAATCCATTAGTCTATTTCACCTGTCGCTAAATATTCTTGCAAATTTCTATAAATGTTTTTTTCGTCTTTTTCAGACGCCACATTACTTGCTATACAACATGCTTTTTTTAAATAATCTAATTCTTCATCCGATATAACATATCCTTTAACAGATACCTTACAAATAAGATTTTTCTTTTCTTCGGCAACAGCTTCAGAATTGTTATCTTTTGTTCTTTTATGCTTTATACGATCTTTTCCAGTTAATAGTCTATGTAACCAAATTGTGCAAAGTGGACTATCAACGCCTTTAAAATCAAGATACATTGATCGTAATTCTAATTCTTCAGTAAAATAACATGGATTGTATTTTTTTAGCTCACCATCCACATCAAATGCATCATATGGTTCTAAACCATTTTCTTCCATGAATTTTTCAATCACTTTTGATTCAATCATTCTATTTCCTCCAATTCCAATTCTTCACATATTTTTACGATTATAAATCCATTCCTTGAGCGCTTTATTTTTCCTTTTTTCTGTTTGGAATACATGGATCTAAATGTATTGATTGTTGTTTCTAAAAACAATGCACATTCATCTTCTGTTCCAATACAAGCAGGAAGATCATCCTTGTATATTCCATATATTTTTCGTGCCATCAGTTCAACCTGTAATTCTTTCCATGCTCTTTCTCGATTTCAAAGAAGAAACCATTGCACTTTTCAACAATTCGGCCAACTACCGCTTCATTTATATCAATCATTTCCTGGCTTGTTCTTTCGCAGGATATGATCGTCTGCATGTTGTTGTTATAGCGATAATCAATCAAATCAAAGATTGCTTTATCATCCAACCGATTGGCACTAGATTTGAACAAATCATCTAGATACAAGATTTGAGCGTGTTTAGCACGTTCTAGAAGCGAATAATCAAAGTTGCTAATAGAATTGCTCAACTCAATGTATCTGACGTACAGAACACGTTTATTTTGTTCTAACAACCAATTACTGATTCCTGAACATAGATGTGTTTTACCGCATCCACTCTGTCCTAAAAACATCAACCAATTGCAAGGCATATGTTCTGCAAAATTGTTTTTACAATCTTGGATGTAATTCACTGCCATTTTTTTGATTGCTTCCTGCCAAGGATCTGATGCATTGAAGCTATTGATTCGTTTATTCAACAAATCACCTAGCCCACTGTTCTTTTTGTTTTTCTCAATCCATTCACTGCGATAGCTTGATAGTTTCTCACAGTCATTTCTTTTTGAACAGAACACCTTTGTTGGGGCCACTAAGTATTTCCCGTCATAATAAGCTGGCTTTTCCCAAATACCACAAGCGCCTGCTGCCATGCATTTATCACAATTGCTTTGGCAATGTTTGCTTTTAAGATATTTCTCATTATTCGCATCATTTTGTTTTTGGATTATTTCACTAACTGACTGCATTACATCTTCACTCCTTTCTTTATCACAAATTTACTTGCTTCCTGAACCGGTATCACACTGTTTAAGTAAATTTCAAACTTAGATCCAAACAATGTATCAGGCCTTAAATATTTGTTCATTTTTGTATTGTTTAACCAATCATAAGCTTTAACATCAATCACAAGCTTAAAGTCTTCTAATCTGAATCCTTCATTCCACCTAGCCCGAATCTTTTCTCTAGCAATGCGATTACTGTGTTTGTAATGCTTTGAACATTTAGAATTCAAGTAGTCAATAATTTCAACATAAGGAATTGTTTCTGATGCTGATAAATCAGTGTCGTCGGAACTTTCTTTTATATTTCTTTTATTAACTGTGTTACTAACTGTGTATATAACTGTCTTAGATTGGTCATTTTTGACCATTGTACATTGGTCATTTTTGACTATTCTACAATTGCCATTTTCGACCGTTCGATTAGTCACTTTTGACCAATCTATACTTAAAGCACTTTTTAACTTTTCTCCTACTTCTCCAAACGCATACCAAGTTGTATGATTCCATGGATTTTCATTATAGTTTCCCTTGACTAACAAGCCCAGTTCAACCATTTTATTTAAGATTCTTTTTATCTTTTGAACATTCCAATACGGGAAAATTTTATGCAATCCTTCATAAGTATTGAACGTCCAATATTTCCCGTCCTGGAAGTTGTAATTATTTGCTTCGTTCTTGCTGATCCAAAAACAAAACATATCGAACATGATAGCTATTTCAACTCCATATTCATTCGCAATTTCTGCATCAAAACTATGTTTCATACTATTCTCAAAATAAAGATATTTCCTTTATTCTCTTTCTATTCCTTGTATTACTTTTAGGTAGAATCACAAGCTCATAAAGTCTTCCATCTACCTGATAAAAACGATATGCTGCACCCATGCAAGAAATGTTTTTTCTTTGTACAAGTGCAGCAGTTATTCCATATTCTTCAAACATATAAACTGCATTAGGCACTACCCGTAGAACCTCATATGATGCATTTTGAACCTGGATAACATCACCTGTATTAACATTAGTAGCTTCTTTCATTTGTTTCTCCCGTCTTGTTAATCCACAATCTAATTGAATTCGATATCTTTTTACACGAGCAAAAGACTGAAAAGTAATACAATCACTATTTCGTAGATCCAATAACGAACTACTTTTGGAAAATCCCATACAAAATAATTAAAAACCGCTAAAATAAGGGCCATAATAATTATTACCGCCATTGTTGTTTTTACTGTCATATTACCTACTTCCTTTTCGCATAACTCAATGATTCAAGATTTTGCTTTTTCATTTTCCTTGTTGTGCGAACGTAGATTCTTGTGGTTTCTAAACTAGAATGTCCAAGAATGTCCGCAAGTTCTGTAATTGCATTTTCACCATTCTGCATCAAATACTGAATCGCGAACAAATGCCTAAATGCATGAGGATGTACTTTACCAAGCTTAATTCCTCTGCACTTACCAGCGATCATTTTTAGATCCCTGGACAACACACGAGCATTTACAGGACTTTTCTTATCAGAAGATGTAAATATATACCCTTCTTCGATTTTGTTGTCCTTGCAGTATTTAAGGAGTTCTCGTCGCAAGTCTGAACGTAGAATGATTCCTCTACCTTTTCCTTTGTTCATAACATACACATTATCATCCGTTACTGCTTCTACAGTGAAGAACTGTAATTCGCTCAGCCTAATTCCCGTATATCCAAACACCTTCATGATCTCGTATAAGTCCATACGATTGATTTCCCTGGCTTTTTTCAAAAGTCTTTGAAATTCATTAGGCTCTAGAATATCATCCAAAGAATCATCTTTCTGGACTCTTACGTTCTTCAATAAATTCTTTGAATAATATTTCTTTAGCTTAAGAAAATTGAAATCATCATCTGAATCTATGATTTCTGCATATTTAATAAATTTATTAATAATCACAATATAGTTGTTCACTGTACTGATTTTATAATCGTGCAGCAGTTTATCTTTAACACCAACTATATCTGATTTTGTAATTTCACCATCAGGCAATGAGTTAACAAACAAAGTAGCAACATGCTTGTATTTACGAATGGTATTCTTACTTTTTTCATCCGCTGTTTCTTCTTCAATAAACCCGTCAATTTTTGTTTGTAACTCATCCTTAGTCATATTACTTAACTACCTGGATGATTGTTGTAACCAAGATCTTAGTAGACAAGAACACACATACATTCAATGCAAGTAAAGCAATATTAATGAATGTACACGCAACTACATAATTTCTTGGCTTAGGTTTCTCATTAATAACAAGCTTGTCATCTAACTTATAAATGTCATACTTATCGAAATTTGGAATCTCCCAAGTTTCCTTCTCTTTTTCTTTTGTCATTTTATATCTCCTTATATAATAGTGATTGGAGGTGAAAAGAAATGTCTGATTTAGCAATTCAAATCCACAAATTTGTCCTAGCAAACAAATATGGTGACGAAGATTTTAGCAACTTCGATGATGTAAAAGAAGCATTCCAAACTCATTCAGAAATGCAAATAAAGAAAGCACTTCATGAATTAGCAAATGCTGGTTACATAGATTCAGTCGCAAAAGCTGATGGATGTGATTACTACGTTTTCCATGTCTTAGGCTAAATCACTTACAAGTGGAGCTTTTATAAGCTCCGCTTTTTTCTCATTTCATTGGCTTGTCTCATCGAAAATGCCTTATTCATTTTTTCTTTTCTTTTCACTAAAATCCAATCCTTAGCCAATGCATCTTGTGGATTAATATACCAGCAGATCATTACATCCCCTGGAATATAACAACCATAACCATACTTCAATTCTTCAAACGGGACTAAATAACCATTAAATTGATTAATACGTGATTTCTTACGTACCATTCCCATTTTTCTTTTCTTTGCCAGCTTAGTGGCTTTAATAATATTCATTTTTTATTTCTCCTTTTAGAAACTGTGGTATAATAATCATGTGGTTAATTTATGCAGGGCTGCTGCCCTAGCACTCTTGTCCAAGAGTGCTTTTTATTTGCTCCTTCCAAATGTCATTAAGTGCACTTCGGGTTTCAGGGAAATATTCAACAAACAACGGAGTAGGAACTGCTAGAATCTTTCCTAGCATAGTGTCTCGATATGATCCTTCAAACATTTCACCCTTTTTATTTTTTTTCTTGCGTAGATTATGTAAAATCTTTCTAGCCTGTGTATCTTTTACAGGTAAAACAAGCGTCACATCTTTAACAGTCACATATGCTTTCATTTTTCTTCGTTCTCCTTTCCTTCTGAGCCTTTTCTTTTGCTCTGAGTCAAAATACATGCGATAAAACCTCGATCATACTCGTTGATGTCATATCCCATCTTTTCGAGCGTATCCAAAGCTTCTTTAGTGACATTTTCCTCATCAGTCATTACATCCCTCCTTTTAAAATACTTTTTGTATGTTACACATACATTATAAGTATGCGTTGCATACTATGTCAACTTTAAATTATTCAAATAATTTGTTTTTTTGTATACTCGGCATACTTTTTAATGTATAATCACAGTGTAAGCAGTTAAGAGGTGAAAATCGTGGAAGAACATATAGGGTCGAGAATATATAAAATACGTAAACATTTTAATTTGAGTATGGAAAAATTCGGTAAACAAATAGGTATCTCAAAAGGTTCAATCAATAACATTGAAAAAGGAACTACCAATCCATCAAGCCAAACCATCAATTCTATATGTCGAGAATTCAACGTTGACTATGTATGGTTAACTGAAGGTATTGGAGACGATATGTTCATTTCTATACCTGATTCAAAAATAGATCAGCTAATCGAAGATTATGGATTAAAGCCAGAAGATAAATGGCTTGTGCGAGGATACCTTGAAGCACCGCCGGATATAAAGCAACAAGTTGCAGATTATTTGTGGTCAATTGTAAATAGAGAATTAGCTAAAAGAGAAAAAGAAAAGAGTAACAAGAAATAACTTGTTACTCTTTGAAATTAAATATGTACATAGCCTATTTATGGAGGAATAGTAATGGAAAAAGTAGTTTATTATTGCCCTAATTGTGGAAAAACAGTTTCTAGATTAAAAGGAAATAAAGACAATTGTTCTAACTGCAATGGGAAAATGGTTCAAACACCGATTGATGTAGAAAAATGGAAAGAGTTGTCTGATGATGAGAAAGCAAAAATCAAGTCAGAAATATCATCTTATGGAATGCCTGAATATAGTGGAGAACCATTAAGTGTTTTAAAGCATAGATATGACTTAATTCAAATTCAGAAGATTTCCGTCACTACAACAGACATAAAACGTGATTATGTTATTATTGGGCCTGTATTTTACCAAATAAATGATGCAGGATCAGGAAAAATGATTTTTCAAAAGCAAAAAGAATATCGTAGTGTAATAAATTCTTTAAAAGATCAAAATCAATTAGTGAATCAAAAAGCATCAATATCTGAAGCTTTAGGTACAATATCAAGTTTTTTTGAATTAATTAATACTGGTGATATATCTGCATCTACAAAAGATTTATTAGGAAATGGTCACACTCAATTTGATGAAGCTTTTTTTATTTCGGTAGAAGAATTAAAAAAGCGTGCATATTATATGGGTGCAGATGCTGTCATTGGCATGAAAGAAGAACTAAATTTAGATACTAATGGATTTCAACATTTTTATATGCAAATGTATGGAACAGCTGTTAAATTTAAATAA